TGTGTATAGTCTCTTTCCCGCAAAGCCTTCTGCAAATGATAAGTCTCACGCAAAAGATTAAGGCCATACCGCTGTGTGCTTTCCTTCCAGCCACTAGTTTTCCTTACCCGCTTGTAGGCACTCATCAAGCTATTAGCGTTTGTAAAATCCCTCATTAATCAACCCCCTGGGGGATAGCTGTGCATATGCAATCAGCGCCCTTAGACGGACTGCACACAGCTGTTATTTACCTTTCTTTAGGAAGGATATCCGCTCATTCCCTGTTATATGTCTATGAATAGACTGATATGAGAAGCGGGCGACAGCCACCATCAGAGTTCGAATTGGATGCATCGTTGTAGTTCGCATTACCGTTTTCGCTGGCGTTGCAGAACCTCGATGCCGAAGCCACCGCTATTAGCTGATACCCTATATAATTACAAATTTTTATATCGTTTATTGTCTGATTTTCGCCAGCCTTTTAGGAGTGCAATTTCCTTTTCAATCAGCTCTACATAAGCCATATATCTTTCAGTGTTTACTGGTAGCACTTGATAGGCAAATTCCAGCTCTTTTAGTATGCTTTCACACCCTGCAACAGCCCTGTCCTGTGCTATCCTTCTTTCATCTGCTTCAGCACGACTTGTAGCCCAGATTGTATATGCACGCGTGATATTTAGTACGATATCATGCATTATGTCATAAATTGATTCGCGAAGTTTTGATAGCAGCCAAATCGAATATTCATCAAGCTCCTGATTCTTTTTCTTGATATGAAAATTAATCAAAAGTTCTCTGGTAATTTTTCTGCGTAAAGTTATAGCTGTCGTATAGAACTCCAATTTCGACAGACTTCGATTTCTCGCTAATACAGACATGTTACCTCCTTGAAATGGCGATTATGTCGCCCCACTAGGGGGCGACGATAAGGTTAACGAAACAGGAAATACGGGCGACAGCCACCACCAGAGTTCGAACTGGATGCATCGCCGTAGTTCGCACCACCGTAAGCGCCGGCGAGGCAGAACCTCGATGCCGAAGCCACCGCACGGAGCCAGAACCACAGTCTATCTGGGGAGCAGAACTTCTTGAACTTGAAGATAGCAAGCTGTTTATCGCCATTTCCAACATCATATCCAGCAGAACCAAATACGGCACCACCGTAAATCATAGGCTCAGTTGGGATGTTGGCCTCTACATCAATCCACGCGCATTCCGTACTACTGCCAGTCCAGCCAGCTCCAGCAGCAGACTGAGCAGTAGTAGAAACTTTGGTTGTCAGCAACTCTCTATGCTTCACCACATGGTCTGCACCGAATGCTGCTTTAATACCAGTAACAACAGCAGGAATGGTTTCCTTCCACATCTTACTGCCTACATAGCCACCTTCAGTAGTATTGGTGTCATTCATCTTGGTATTAACAAGCACGGTTTTTGATGGCAGCAGCACTACATGATGGGTATCGCAAGAAGCATCACCGGACTTATAGAAATAGTCTATATCCGCCACTTCCCACTTAACCTGATAGGTAGTACCGCCAACAACGATATTCTTGGTGATATAGTCACCGATATAGATATCCTTAAAGCTGCCATTTGCGATAGCCTTGGACATTTCCCCGCTGGCATAATAGTTAGTCAGGTCTTTACCCCGGTAGATGCCATTATGAGAAATGCCTGTGAGATCTACAAGCTGTCCTACCTCTGTTTCAAAGTGCTGTACATCATAGCCTCCGGTAACTTCATTTGGTGTGTTATACGTACTTTTTACTATTGACATAATATCCTCCTTAATTCTCTACTTTTATCCATGCAGCGTTTTGTACATCAGGCTTTGTCTGACTCACTACCAGCTTTTTTATCTCTGCATCGCTGGTCAATACGGCCGGCTTTATCCAATGTGCTGAGATATCTGGCTGACTGGAGCTTACAGATACAAGAATTGTACCCAGCTCTTCCTTCTTGCAGTATATTGAATCAAGACATGCCTTGATATCAGATAATGAACTAATAAAAGTCTTTTTTGAAATTGCCATAGCTCCTCCTTTCTGCTACAAAGCCCTGCCAGCACTGCCAGCAGGGCCCCATAGTTACAATCAGAGCTTAGGCATCAGCAAAAATAGATGCGATATCTTCGCTGGTTACCTGCTCATCCTTATTAGCCTCCAGAGCTGCCAGCTGAGCCTTTTCTTCATTGGTATAGTCATTAGAAGACAGTACCTTGCCGTCAACCTTCTCAACATAGCCGGACAAATCCTCAGTACCAGCAAGGACATCCCAGTTCTCGCCATTCCATGCTACATTATCACCAGCTTTTACATTGTGAGTCTTGTCTGCTTTGGCGATATTCCACACATCACCCAAAGCATTGCCCTCCGCTGGCAGTTCAGCGTAAGAATCCTTGCTTCCTTTGTACTTCAGTACAGCGGTCATATCAGACTTCTTGGCATATGCATCCAAATCCAGCTCTACATTCTTGCCGGTAGTAGTTGTGATGGCTTCACCCTTAACAGTTACAGACTCAATAACATTGACCTGGGCGCCCTCAGCCACGCCGTCAAGCTTTGTCTTGGCCTCAGTAGTGTAATCGTTAGTAGACAGACCTTTGCCGGCCTCCTGAGCTACGTACTTTGTGGCGTTGCGCTTATCCTGCTCTTTACGCGCCTCTTTCATAGTGTTGAGTAATGTTGCTTTTGAAATTGCCATAGTAGGCTCCTTTCTGTGCTAATGCACCTAAAAAAATATTTATTACAGCTGATGAAACAGCTGTCGACAAGCTGAATTAAAGGATATTATTCTCTGAAAATGCCATCAATATCCTCATTGGTGATATTCTCATCACCACTGCCACCGGATGCGACCAGATTAGCCAGCTGATTCTTTTCCTCAGTGGTATAGTCATTAGAGGACAACATCTTGCCTTCCTCCTGAGCCACATAACCGCCAGCAATTTCAGCCTTCAGCTTCTGCCTAAAATAAGACAGGCTGTCCAGAAAGTCTTTTTTACTGATTGCCATAACTTCTCACCTCCTTTATGTAAAAATATTATCTATATCAGCCTTGGAGATGGAAGATTCCTCAGCTGGTATTATGCTTTCGATGACTCCGTTAGTGCTGTACAGCTTCTTTCTACCATTTTCATCAACAATTTGAGCTGTAGTATTCAGCAATATGGTACCGTCCTCAGTGATAATCTTGAACGGCTCGCAAGCCATTACTTTGTCTTTGCCCTCCAGAGATTCCCATTCAGATGTTATCCTTAGTCGCTTTCCACCTGGGTACTCAATACAAGCCATAGGGTTATCCATAATATTGCCGTTTTCAGCAACAATGCGTATATGAGGGCTATATCTGCATTCTGGCTCTACTTCCGGCCTGATCCATGCGATCTTCTCTACAGGAGCTTCCAATGTGTAAGCAGTATTCAGAATCTCACCGGCTTTGGTCAGCTTCATCATCATAGAGCACATTTTTTGCAGCTTTTTCACTTCTGCCCCCAGTCGCTCTACTTCATCCATACCGTTTACACTGGTACAGATTCGCCGTACCTCCCAACGCACAGTGCCGTCAGCGTATATCATGCCTGGCACTGCCTTGCCAAAATCTATAATCTCCCTTGCTGTAGTGCCACCTCTATCGCAGTGAAGTATATAGCTGGTAGGCAGGCTCAAGTCATATACCAAATCGCCCTGAACATACTCAGTATTACGCTGTAACATGCGTGCACTTCTCTGTAATAGCTCTACATCAACTAAACTGTCAGAGCCCACATTGATAGAGACATTCTGAGCACTGCCAAAGCCTATATGCATCGTATAGCTGACTTCATAAGCCGGCTTAAAAGAAGCAGGAGGGACAAAATCGGCTGCTGAGTCTATAGAGACCATATACAGTATTTCGCCCTCGTCTGGATCCTGCGCATACAGTCCCAATTCTCTAGCATAAAAGCCAGTTGCCACTTCTGAAGTCCACATCCCACCCTTGACGGTACAAATACCATCCTTGGCTGATGTAGAGGATATAGGCACATCAAGCACAGGCTGTTTCAGCTCTGTCATAGTCTCTATATCTTCTGCTTTGGTTTCACCACTTCCTAATCGCATTTTAGTAATGCGAAGCAGGGCCCCTGCTTCTGCTTTGGCTTGCAGAGCACGGCCTTTGGCTGTAGGAATACAGCTTGTCCACATTGACATATAATCAACTCCTTATATTCTTATGTACTTGCTGGGCACTGCCCATTGCTACCTCGATATGGATTGCACCGCCTGAAATTTTTGGCATGATGTGAATCTGTTTATTAGTTGTGCTGTGAGCACCTATGCCCATAGTACATTGCAAGATAGGTTTGTGACTGAGCGCGGGTATTACTTCATAGTGCTTGGCCATAGCGTTTGCACTGCCAATACCCACATATCCCGCAATAAGACCACCACAATCCATATCCTGATAGATGTTGTAGCTCTTATTGTGAATACAACTGGCACCCATATAGATTGTACTGTCAACAGCTATCTCGCTATGCAGGCCATAACCAAGGTGCGCCGGCTTATACATCTCTATGGCGTCAACCAAGCCATAGGCATCGACAGGCAGGTTATTGGTTTCTATATCGAAGCAGTATTCGCTGTTGTGCTCTACTATCTTTACATCGCTGCCAGCGGGGAAATACCTTGCGGCCAACCTTGTCATAAACTCCACGGTAGACACCTGATTGGATTGCAGCCATAGCATTACCGCCCGGCGCCGTGTCTCTATATCCGCATTCTTTTTCGGGATAATGCCAATAAGCTGTTCCCATTTCTTGATGCCCTTTTCACCAGCTATAGGTATGAAAAATTGCTCAAACAGCTCATTCAGTGCCAACCGCATTCTTTCATGTTCTCTGCTCTCGCAGTCATGCAGTAGCTTGAATTTATTGTCACTGGCTAAAAAATCCGGCAAATATCTTAATATATCCACCGGCCCGTTTCTAATTAATGTCATGCAATATCACCTCGCCGCACACCGGGAGCTGTTCGTTACTAATAACAATGCTTTTTGCTTCCCCGTTCAAAGTAAGATTTTCATAATCATTGACCAGCTCAGTATTCATGATGATCTTGCCGATTTGTGCTAATGTTACTTTTTTAGCAGAAAAGCCATAACTTCTAAAATATGTGTTAACAGCTTCTTGAATGACTTCAGGTTTGGCACTGCCATCCATGTCCAGCTCAATATTGATATAGTACGGTGCAGGGCTTGTGACTGTCACAGTTGCCCCGATGGCTCTTTTTTCTTCAATATGGTCGAATACTTTTTTAATCAAATCCGCGCTAGCTGTTTTGTTTTCTGCATCTATGATGATAACCTTTACGGTACCATTACCATTCCACAGGGGAAGGACTTTACATTGTCCGACTCCCTCCACCTCCATAGCCCATGTCAGATAATCATAAATATTGCTACTGGTGGCAGGAGTCCTCACTTTGATTAAGTACCTACTGCGCAAGGCTTCATCGCTTTCCGTATCAAAGCCATCATAAGCCTCGGATTCATTAGTTACACTCTTTACGCCGTATATACTCAATGGTATTTTGGAGATTTTTCCGACAGCGACATTTCCAGCACTGCCAGGAGTATCAGCTACGGCTTTTGCTTTTGCCGTGCCATCATCTTCTATAATCACATCTTCCACTGTGATGAAATTGATATTGTCAGGTGTGGAAAACATACTTCCAGCTGGTATCGTGGTCCCTTTATTGCCTTGTATTGTTAGGATTGCAGTAGCATAGGTAGCATTTTTCCTAATTACACCGAATGCTTCTGCCAATCTAGTGAGGTATATTCCCCAGCTGGTTTGTGGAAAGGCTGCTTCCATCATCAGTGACATTTCCGCATAGGCTTTTTCAAACTCAGCGGAATTAGCGCTGAGGGAATCAAAAGCAAAGGTGCCTTCAATGGCACTTACCTCACCACTGGATGTATTTTGAAGAAAATCATTTTGCATTCTCTCCAAAATACTTATAGCTGTTTGCATTTTAAATTCATCTTCTGCCATATCACACCTCCAGTCTTATTTTGTCCGTGCCGTAAACTGTTTCATATTCCATTTGGATTGTCAGTTTTTTATTATCTTTGCTGAATCGCACATTGTTGATTGCTAGAATGTATGGGTTTACTAATACAGCCTCCCTGATGTCAGCGTATACTGCTGAACTGCTTATGCCGTCATTAGGAGTCTTGCCGATATATTTTTCCAGTTCCAGTCCGTAATCATCGTAGTAAGCAACATATCTATATCTTTCTGTTTTCAGCAACTTGTATATCCATACTTTTATAGCTTCGTTTTTGGTAACTATGATATGATTTCCCGCTGCATCGTAACGGAATGTATCATGCACAAAATCCCAGGCATACTCCTGAAACTCATTGAGTTCTTGTGTTGTTTCGTTGCTATCTACAGCAGATACAAAAGGATTTGACATATTAATTACCATCCAATCTTACAAGCTTGCCAAGAACCACATATTCTGCCGCTTTCTTCTGGTCATTACCCAGTATAGGAAGCATAAGCACATAGTCCCCTTCTTTCCATGTATCGGTAAGGGTTTCTACATCAGTGTAGTCATTATGAATATCATGGGTATGACTAGCGAACTCAGCATAACCTCCGCCGCCTGCTCTTGGCTGAGTACATGAAACTATGTGGCCTTGATGTGTTCTGGTGTGGCCTTGCAGCCAATACTCATCAAGCCATAAAAACCGCTTGTCTATATTCATGCCATTGTATGACACGACAAGCTCTGGCGGCGGTGAAATGATTTTCCCTATACCTACACTGGCCTGAAAGCCAGCTTCCTGAGCCATCTTCATATGCAGGTCAACCAGTGATTTGAAAGGATTTTCATCAGCTTTATTCATAATAATCACCTCTTGCGGGTACTGGACTTCTTCTTTTTCGCTTTTTTAGCTGATTTGAAGAAAGGTGGCTGGTACTCTGTTACCTTGATATCTGGAAGGGTATTATCAAGATACTCTAAAGTCAAACTCATAGTATGGGTATTGTTTGAAAATTCATGGGTATCAGCCTTTATGTGAAAATTGCCTTTCAACTGCTCTTCCTGTACTTTGATGGAATAACCAGTGATACACTGTATATTGCCTATCCCCCGCAAGGATGATTCATTCTTTAGACGCTGCAGTTTAGCCTTGGCTGCCTTTACATTATCTACAGTTTTATTTTCCTTTGGTGGCTGTGCCTTATATATACTTTGGAATACTCCATACGCATTAGTATCTTCCTCATTTTCAGCAACCTGATACTCATTCCCGGCCTGATCTATACACACAACCCTATTTACCATGTCTTCTATGGATTCTGAATGTTCTGCACTGAATACATTGGCCTCTGATGAGGCAATATATTCATCTATAAGCTGGCCCTTTTCCACAATAACAGCTTTATTATCAAGACATAGACAGGTGTAATTTTTGTTTACAGCTGGATCAGCCAAAGCCTGTTTGAATAATTCTGCAAATATTTCTGTACAGGAACTATCATCGAATACCTTTGTCACATGAGTAGGTATCTGTGGCAAATCCTTTCCTACCGGGAATTTAATTTTTTCACATACCTGTTTAAAAGCCGTTGTGACATCTGTATCAATGACAACCCGTACATGATTCCTAGCTAGAAATATACCGTCATCATAGGCGGTAAATTCAAAGGAATAACTATCAGAAGCCCTTTTACGAAAAAATATCCTGCCTATGAATATATCCAATTCCTTATCCGAGTCATCTCCTAGATAAGACATTTGAATACTACCACCTAGTTTTAAATCAATCACCGGAAAAGTGGCTTCCTTAGCTGGTGTATTGAAAGCTATGGCGAATTCCAGCTTGCGCCCTGCCTGGCTTTCGTCTCCACTCCATGTGTATTTTTGCACATAATGGCTTATATCATAGCCTTC